TTTAATGTTGGACCTGTATATTCAACAACTGTGTTACCAGAAGAACCTGCAACTGTACCAGATTCATGACTACCACCTGGGATAACAGCACCACCTCTAGCACCTGCTGAATATCTAGACATCGCACCAGACATCTTAGAAGCTGGAATAATATACTCTGATTCGCCACCTTCTCCAACCATTCCCATAGTAGGAGAATTTACAACACCTCCAGATTGAAAAGCTTTAAATTTTCCTGATCTACTAAAACCGCCTTGTGCTGCAACATACACTGGTGATGGTGGTAATGGACCACCACCGCCACCGCCACCACCAAAGCCACCTAATATACTCATAAATGCTCTGTTTAAGAACATACTTGCAAGTTGTCTTGCTACATCAGCTAATACCTGTCCTAATGTTTTAGATCCTTCAATCAATCCCATGACAGCATTTGTCATGCCACCAGCTAATATTCCTTCTATTTCTTGTCGCAAAGCTTTTTCTTGAGCTATAGCCTTATTATTTTCTAATTGTTGTTCTTTTTTTCTAATTAAATCTTCTATGTCTTTTCTATTTAAATCACTTATTTCATAACCTAATTTTAATTCTGCTAGCTTTAATTGAATTTGTACTCTTTGTTCAACTGTTTCTGCATCTTGTAATTTATTTATTAGTTCCATACTATCAACTTCTTGTTGTAAAGTATTAAACATTTCAATTTCAGGAGCTAATCTTCTACCTATTGCTGCACCAGCATCAAATTCAGCTTGTTCTTGTTTATCTAACAATTCCATTTGAGGCTTTATTACTTTTTCAGCAAAATCTCTACCTCTTGCTAAATTTACTTCACTATTTAATTTATTAACTTCTAATAATCTTTCTGCTTGAATCACTGCAATTTTTCCCATATCTCCTTCTGCTTGCATTATTTTTAAATGAGTTTGAGCTTGTATTATTTTTTTCTTAGTTTCTACTACTTCGTCATTTAACAAACCACCACTTAATTTTTGTAAAGCAATTCTTTCATTTAATACTCTTAATTCATATTGTGACAAATCTTGTTGTGTTCTTGAAGAGCTTGAAGGAGTATTATTCGTAGTTAAATCAGGAGTAGCTTTTTTAATAATGTCTTGTGAATATTCTGTTAAAAGTTTGTCATATAATCTTTTATCACCCATAATTCCAAAAGGAGAGGCTTGTGAAGCTGCTTTTGCATCTGCCCTTTGAAATGCTTGTGGATCTAAATTAGCAGCAGCCCTTTGTATAGCTGGACCAGTTAACTCACTTACAAATTCTGAAACAAGACTTATAATAGCTGTTAAAGCTGGTGCTAATTCACTAGCTAAACTTAAAAATAATCTTGAAGTTTCTTTCTGCAATTCATCAAAAGCAGTATCTAAATCTTGTAAATTTTTAACATTTTTTGGACCAATAATGTTAGCAAACTTTTGAGCTACAATAGCTTCTGCTTGCCTTACTTTACCTGCTTCTAATAAACTTTCTACTTGTTTTCTTGTAGATTCATCTACTTCAAATCCTAAGTCTTTTAATTTATCTAATCCTAAATTTGCATCTTTTAAGGCATTACCAACTTCTCTTGCAGAATTAGCAAATTTTTGCACTGAACTTATAGCAGCAGTAGCAGCAATAGAGCCAGCAAAACCGCCTCCAGGACTAAAAGTTTCTCCTAAACCACCACCTATTGCACCAGCAATAGCTTGTAATGGACCTCCACCAAATAACAAAGGAAAACCACCACCAATTAAAGTACTTTGAGCAATTCTTCCTCTTCTTCTTTGCATTTTTTCTTGCATTGTTAAATTTCTCTGAGTCTCTATATTGATTTGTCTTGCAAGATCTAATTCCTTATTTTTTATTGCATTATTTGTTGTTCCTAATTGATTTAATAATTTGTTTTTTGCTGCTTTATTAATAGTTGAATCTGTTATTCTTCTTTCTATATTTAAAGTTTGTTCTCTTATAGATTTAATTCTATTAGAATCGTCTTTTTGTTTTGGCCCTCTTCCTCTTAAAATATCAGCTTTTTTTAAAGATTGATTAATACTTTCTATAGCTGTACTTAACTGAAGAAACTCTTTACTACCAATTTCTACAACTGATATAGCTGCTTCTAATTCTGATTTGTATGTTCTTAAAGCAGAAGTTGTTTGAGGTAAATCTTTGCCAATATCTAATAAACCTGTTAATTGTTGTTTTCTAGTTTTTGGAGTAAATTTCATTCCTCCATCTGTTTGATATAAAGTTTGTAATGTTTTGATTCTTGCTAATTCTGCTTTTAATAATTCTCTAGAAGCATTTTGACCAGCAATTAAAGATCTATTAAATTCATCACTTCCAATTTTTGCACTATTAGCTACTTGCCTAAAAGCTGATAATTGAGAATTTAAACCGCCAATAGTTTTTGAAAAACCTGTAGCTTTACCTACTTCACCAAAATTTTTTAATGTATCTTTAAGTGTTTTTTTTAAATCATTTATTTTTTCTCTAGTTTCTTCAGTTCCACCTCTTGCTTTTTGAAATAAATCAGGAACAGGTTTTAAACTTCTATTTATTTGGTTAAGTTTTTGTATTTGTTTAGCAACATTATTAATTTTACCTTCGCCATTAACCCTTATATCAATAACAGCAGAATAAGCCATTTATCTATTATCTAATATTTCTATAATAAACTAAAATATTAAATTTACCTACGTCTACGAACTTTTTCCATTTCCTTTTCTTGATCTTCATTTAATACCTGAAAATAAGCACTCCAACCAATAACTTCCTCTAAAGTCATTTGCCTTACTTCTGTAAGACTCATACCTAACTCTTTTGCAATACCAAACTGCAACATCATTAAATTATCTTTTCGCAGTTCAGCACTTAATCTTTTGGGTCAATAGGTTCTTCCTCTTCTTTCAATATTGTTAACATTAACTTTTGTAAATCAGAATCTCTTACTTCATTCTTCAATACATCTATTTCACCTGGTTGAAATAGTTTCTCTCCATTTTCATCCTGTGCTTTTGTTAACAATAAACGTAAAGCAAATTCATTAGCATCATCAGACCTCGCCATTTTCTGTGCTCTTTCTTTTTCAGCTAATGTAAGAGGTGTTACCCACATTTCGAAAAGAGTTCCGTCAGATAATGTAACTTCTTTTTTTGTAGCTTCTAAATTTGCAGCCTTACGCAAACGATCTATCGCTCGCATAGTTTTGGTTGATGCCATAAAAATAATATTATTACTATATCAGTCTAATTCATATCTACAATAAACTCAACCTTTTATGCAGCAGCAGAGAAATCAAATGTTGGCTGTGAAGCAGGTCTAAATTCTACTGTTACAGATTGTGCATCATCTGGATTAACATTCATTGCAGCAGAAGTTAATGTTGCATCAAACTCAATAAATCTACTTAATGTGTCACTTACAGAACCACCAGTAAATACTTGATCTATATATAGTTTTAACGATGCACCAACTTGCTGTCTCTGTAGTACATCTTGAACCATACGATTAACAAGAGCAGTATCTTCATTTGTCATGTAAGCGGTAGCAGAACCTGTGCCATCACCAAAACCTGCAATATATTTTCTAAATGGAACAAATTGTGTTGGAGTACCACCAATAGTTGTTACATCTATTTCTTCTCTGGATATTTCAAATGTCCATTCTCTAACCTGTGAAACGCTAGTAAAATCTGCATAAGCTACCTGAAACTCATTAGGAGATGCTGCTGTTCCAACATCAGTAATATTTAATGCTGAACCACCAGA